AAGTACAAACCATTGCCTCCAAGGCATACACGTCAGAGGCTCAGCACCCAATGAGTGTCTACCGTTCGTTCGGTGAATACTCCAAGGCAGTGCTCGCCGGTGAAGTGGAGTCCCGCGCACTCGCAGACCAGATCACCACAAACAACCCCGGCGTACTCCCGCCTAACTGGATGTTGGACGTTAAAAACATCGTTGACCTTGGTCGACCAGGTATCACCGCTTTTGGTGTTGAATCAGCCGGAACAAGTGGCATGGAGTTCGCGTGGCCTTTTTTTGACGGTGACCTAGCCCTCATTGTTGAGGAACAGACCACAGAAAAGACCGAAGTTAATTCCGTTCGGATCGACATCAAGAAGGGCACGGCAAGCCTCAAGACGTTCGCAGCGGGTTCCGATATTTCCTACCAGTTGCTTCAGCGCTCAAGCCCGTCGTACCTCGACGCCCACAATCGGATCATGGTCGCGTCCTACGCCCTCATCACAGATAACGCATTCGTTGACGCGATGCTCGCAGCCAGCACACCACAGAACTACAACTTTGCGGGCGACACGACAGGCGCAGAATTCCGCGCAGGAGTATTCCAGGCATCGGTCACCGTGGAAACGGCAACCGGTCGCGGGGCAGAGTTCGTCCTCGTAGCGTCCAACGTGTTTGCAGAAATCGGCGGTTGGTCGACGTTCTTCCCATCGGCCTACCCCGTCTCAAACGTGTCAGGCGTGGCAACCGCTGGCACTCTCGGAGTAAACGTCTCCGGCCTGCCCGTGATTCACGACCGCAACCTCGCAGCCGGTGCGATCCTCGTATCGAACACAGCGACCGCCTCCTGGATTGAAGACGGTCCAGCCCTCGCCACGGCGGAGAACGTAGCCAACCTCGGCCGCGACATCGCAATCTACGGTTACGGGGTCAGCGCCGCCTACACGGCCGCTGGCATTGTGTCCCTTGAAGTTGTGTCCTAACAAACTAACAACCCCCGGAAGGTAGTGAAGGTCCCGATATGGCATTGGTAACCGGTCAGGAACTGGCCGATAATCTGGATATTGAGTACGAGACTCCGGATAGTCTTGTGCTCGACTTGCATGCCAACTCGGCGTGTATCCTGATCGGTTACCTTGTCACGCCCGCATCGTTCGAAGCGGAACCGGCACCCCTAAAAATCGCGGCAATGACCATAGCGGTGGAGACGTACCAGGCGGCGTACGCGGCAGGGGGCGAATCTATTAGCGTGGACTTCACCCCGAGCCCAAGGATCAACTCGGCGCTCATGGCCCGAGTCACAGTCCTACTGGCACCCTATAAACAGATGACGACGATGGTCGGCTAATGGCACTCACCACGGAAGCCCGAGAACTAATAGTTACGAGCTTGACCGGGCTCGGGTACAAAATTTATGACACGGTGCCTACGGTCCCGGTGACCCCGTCGGTCGTCATTGTCCCCGACTCTCCTTGGGTGCAACCGACCCGGATCGGATCCACCCTTAATTATGCGGTGCGGTGGCGGCTACTCCTCAACGTGAACGTGAGGGTAAACGCGGTGGCAATCTCAACAACTGAGGACGCCCTTGACGTGCTACTGGCCGCGCTACCCGCATCCGTGAACGTAGCGAGTGTGAACGCGCCGCAGCTCCTCAGCCTGGGATCGCAAGGGACCGTCATGTCAACCGAAATCGAAGTTCAAATACAAATGAAAGAAGGATAATAATGCCCGCTATTGGAGTAACTGGAGCAGCGTTCACGGTAAAAATCGGTGACACGCAATACGAGGACCAGGTGACGTCAGGAACAATTAACACGACGCCGACGATCGTCCGCACTAAAACCCTTTCCGGGGTCGCGTTCGATCAAACCGACCTCAACTCGACCATGAGTCTCGACTTTCTATTCGATGAAGTCACAGGCATGTACGGCGCACTCCAAACCGCTATCGCTGGTGCCGCATCCGTCGCGGTCGTGGTCGAATCCGCGTCGGGAACGTGGACCGGGGCCGCGATGTTCATCGAATCCGCCGACCTCACCTACCCGGCCGACGGTGTCGTAACCGTATCGACATCATTTACCGGCTCGGTTACATTCGCCGCAACCGCATAAGGCTAAGGGGAACCCATTGTATCCACGACTAAAAATCGAGTCCGATAATCACGAAACAAAAGAAGTCGAAACACTGCCCGTGGACTTCATGATGTATGAAGAACTCAACGGGAACCGGCCAACAAGTGAACAAGCGATGCGACTAACAATCGCCTACTTCTATCTCGAGGACAAAGAACCAGGCGATCTTAAAACCGTCAAATCGTGGGCCCGGAAAAACCGGGTAAAAGTCGATATTCTTAAGGACGATGTAGAACCTTTTTAGAGGGTAGCCACGGCAGGCTACTCATACGCCTAGCGGTTCGTACCGGCTGGACGATGGAAGACGTTAAGAAACTTAGCGGCCGAGAGGTCGTCACGATCATGGAGGAGTTGACGTAGTGGCCCCGAAGCAATTCGATGTATATATCGAAGGTTTAGGACCGCTACTGCGCGATCTTTCAAAGCTCGGTAAAGCCGCCGGTAAAGAATTACGTGCGTCTTCGAAAGTTATTGCAGAAAAACACATGGTTCCGGCGTGGAAAGAAGCCGCTATGGGCGCTGGCCCATGGGGCGTCAAAATCGCGGAAAGTGTCCGGGCAGGATCCGACCGAGTCCCAAAAGTCATGATCGGTAAAGCCGCTAGAACTTTTAGTGGTGGAGCATCCGCGACGATGGTGCGATATCCGTCAGACAAAGGTAACCGGGGTCGTGCCGCTAAAGGGGCCAGAAATCGTATGCCTGCCGCGTTCGGTGCGGGTTCCGACTGGATTAGTGAAGCCCGCACATACCAGAAGCCCGCACTCGATGAATGGGCTAAAGCCGTCGATCGTGTCGTCCGGAAATGGCCGGTGATGTAATGGCCGGAAAAACTTTAACCATATTCCTAGCCGCCGACCTCAAAAAGTTTAATAGCGGCATAAATAAGGCCGAAGGTGGTCTAAAAGGCTTTGGGGAGTCGATAAGCCGCAACATGGGCCCGATCCTATTAGCAGCCGGGGCCGCAGCCGGTGCGTTCGCCGTGAAAGTCGGTATAGACGCCGTCAAAGCGGCATCCGACCTTGGAGAGACACAAAACAAAGTCGGTGTCATATTCGGCAACTCGTCGCAGTCAATTCTGGACTTCGCTGAGGATGCGGTCACCGGATTAGGTCAAACCCGCATACAGGCGCTGGAAGCATCCGCGACATTCGCCCAATTTGGTAAAGCCGCCGGGCTCAGTGGCGGCGACCTGGTTAACTTCTCCACCGAACTGGTTACCCTCTCAGCGGACCTAGCCTCTTTCAATAACTCATCACCCGATGAGGCAATCAACGCCATTGGATCCGCGTTACGTGGTGAAGCCGAACCACTGAGGCGTTTCGGTGTCCTCATGGATGACGCAGCACTCAAAGCCGCCGCCCTCTCGATGGGGATCGGTGACGGCACCACCACGCTGACAACACAACAAAAAGTATTGGCCGCCCATAACGTCATCCTTTCCCAAACCAGTGACGCTCAAGGGGACTTTGCCCGAACCTCTGAGGGTCTAGCCAACACTCAAAAGATCTTGCAAGCAGCCGTCGAAGACGCTAAAGCCGAAATAGGTATCGGCCTAGTCTCTGCACTAGAAGCCGCCGGGCAAGCCATGGGCGGGTCTAAAGGAATGGCCGGGGTTATTCAAGACACCGGGCAAGACCTCGGTGACTTCGCCTCAGGTATCGGCTTGGTGATTACTGCCCTCGCAGGATTGACCGGCGGGATCGAAGACGTCACAGAAGCGGCAGGAAAATACGAAACCGGTGTATTCGGGATGCGCGACGCCGGTAACTCACTATTGGACAATATTCTGCCCTTAATCCCAATTTTGGGCACTTGGGTAAGCGGGATCCTTGCCGTCGGTGAGAACGCTCGAATAAGCGCCGAAAAATTACTTGTTTTTGCTAACGCCGCAAAGAAAACCGCCGACGGCCTCCCCTACTTCCTCGGCGGCCTAAGAGAAGTAGAAAAGGCCACAAACGAGCAAACCGCCGCAAACGTCAAAGCGACCTACGGCGTACTGACCCTTGCCGAACGTCAAGCCGCATACGAAAAGATATTAGAGGGAACCGAAGACACAATACGAAACTACGGCGGCTCGACCGGATCCGCGACCGTCGAAGTCAAAAAACTAACGAAATTCCAGAAGTTCCTAGAAAAAAGCACCGAAGACGTAGGCAAGGCAATCGCCTCCACTGAGGCACTACTCAGCACTCAAATACAGAGTTTCAAGGACGCTAAAAACGCCGTAGCCGACTACGCCCTCACAATGCAGGGGAATCTACTATCCGGAATTGACCTCGGCTCAGCCTTTACGGATCAATTCGATGAAGAAGGCAACAAAACAGGTGTCGCCCTGGTGGACGCTTTTAACGCTCAAATAGCCGAAGCCGAATGGTTTGGGAACGTACTTGAAGGTTTACAAAACTCGCAGGTAGATCAGCGGCTTATCGACTACATGGCGGGATTGGGTCCGGAAGTTGGCGGTGCCCTCGGTCAAGAGATGCTAGGGGATAAAGGCTTAATGGGCACAATTAACGAAAAGTTTGTAAACATTCAAGACAAAACTAAAGAGCTGGCCCTCGGTTTAGTGCCTGACTTTATGAACGCCGGGGTAGAGCAGGCCGCCGCGATGGTTGTCGGTCTCGCCAACCAACTCAATTACGAACGCGAAACCCTAAAAAAATTGGGTAAGAATATGGCTAAACCAGTCGGGGCAGCGTTCAAAACACAACTAGCGAGTGACGTGGCCGCCGCCGTTCGCAACGTCGAAGCCGCGTCCACAGCGGCCCGGGCCGAGAAAGTAGCCGACGCAACAGCGGCCCAACAACTGATAACCGATCAACAGGTGGCTAGGGCTATTGCCAACGTGATCCGCAACTCGGATGCGCGTAGTGGCGCGGTCGTCACCCCGGTGCTGGCATGACACTACAAATTACTCTAGGCGGGTCGGTGATCGACCTAGCACTATTCGATTACAGTCTCGCAGTCGCACACGGTCGATCAGATGTCACAGCGAACCCGACCGCCTCCAACGCTCAGTTAGTGCTACGTGGTGACACTGGCCCGCTACTGGAACTAGCCGACACGGTCGCAATATCCTTCGACGGTGTGGCCCGGTTCACCGGGGCAATAAGTGATCTAAACGTGTCATTTATTAGCACGGGCACCCCGACCGCGATCACGACGATTACGGCGATGGGGAACCTAGCGAAATTGGGCTATACGGATGTCGGAGTGACGGGGTACATTGAGCAAAGCGCACGGCAACGGGTCACCGGAATACTTGATGCCACTGGCCTCGATTACCTTAACGCTGGAGATCCGGCGATTACCTTGTACGCGATCCTCGAAGCCGACGCGCAACCAACCACGGCACTCGATGCCCTTGGTCGTATCGCTCAAGGGACCGGGGCCACTTATTACGACGACCCGCAAGGCCGAATAATATTCGAGGACTACGGTAACCGGGGCTCGACAACTTTCCCCGGGATATGGGCTAACCAGGTCGGCACCTGGTCAGAGGCCGAAG